GTTAGACATCTTCTGGTAATTTGAAGAGAACCATTTCGTTACAACTAACACAGCCTTCAAACTTGCCCGAGCTCATTTTGCCTAGTCCTTCAAAGCTAACTCCTAATTCACTAGCTTTAACTGGCTCATAACCCAACGCCATACGTTTGTCGATACTGTCGTAAGTATTGGTTGTTGACAACCAACACAAGTGCATTCCGGGGATTGTGCCCGCCGGAATCTCGGGCAACGCACTATTTGCCCACTTGTCTCTAAACGCATCAAGGCGTTCACGACGTGCAATGTCATCAGGAGCTGCTGTAGTAGCACGCTCCATTACTTCTTGTGCTCGATCGGCCATGCGATCATCTAAGTCACGTTTAATTCTTGTATTTGCCATTTTTCATTAACCTTTATTTTGACGATCATACGAAGCATAAGCTCGGATCATTTTGTTTCGTTTTTCAATATCATCCCATGCACCAGCGTCTCTAATTGCTTGAACCCGTTCTGGGCTTAAGCGAATTGAACCGGGCTTCATGCCAGATTCGTTAGCCACACGACTAGAAGCCGTTGGGCCTGCTGCTTTGCGCTGTGATGAGCCACCTTTTGCCGTATAACGGTGTGGTAGGCGGCTAGATAAACGACTGTCTAACTCTTCCCAATACTCAGGATCTGCTGGATCCCAACCATCGGCTGCGAGTTCTTGGTCAATTACTTTGGCAATTCTACTATCGGTATCTCGAGCTTGCGGATCGTACCAGCTGTTCTTTTTTAGCCATCTTGTTGCTTGGGCTTGAACTTCTGTGCTGATTTCGTTAGGCACATTTTGCTTAGGGGCCTTAGCAGCGTCGAGTTGTTGTTTTTTATATGCTTGGGCTTGTTGTAAACGCTGTTTTGCGTCTGTCAACTGCTCTAAATAGTCCACTTGACCAGCGGCATCACCAGTTTGGGCGGCTTGCAGCATCTTTAACTTGGCATATTCGACTTTAGCGGCTTCATCTTCGATAGCCTTGTCAATTTGCGCAAACTGATACGATGATGCAGTGCTTTCCACTGCGGCCAAACGACGAGCAAGCTCTTCGTTGCGGCGTTCAAGTGCTGTAATCTTGTTTTTTGCAGAAATTTCGCGTTGTTTCTTAAGCTCTTTCTTTAATTTGCGTTCTTCACGCCGAGCTTCGCGAATTGCCTCACGTTCTTCATCAGTTTCGCCTTCTTCTGCTGCTTCATCATCAGCTGCAGCGTGAAGTTCTTCATCTTCTTCGTCGTGATCTTCGTCTTTTTCTACTTTTTTCTTCTTTTTGCCTTCGTTTTCACCCGCTTCTAACTCAAGTTCTTCGGGGAATTCTACTTTAGCAAGGACTGAACCGTCCTCTAGTTCCTTAACGGGAACATCTTTTTCATTTTCTGCCATAATTTTCTTTCAAAATTAGTCTACAAACGCCTTCATCTTCTGTGCATACTCAAAACTGCGAATGCGAGAGATGATTTCACGTGCCTGAAGGGTAATAAACACCACGGGGGCGCCATCATCGTCAGGATTAATAACAAAACGGTCACCGCCGTACTTGATGGTTCTTACCAAATCGCCAACTTTGCACCATGGGCCTTCAATCCAAGGCTCTAGGGTATCAGGCGACTTATATGCAAGGGGACCAATCTGGATTACCTTGGCTACAGTCTCGTTAAAACGTAGGGTTTGTTTGGTTTCGTCTACTAAAATAATACCGCCTTTACTGGTATTTTTTTCTCGACGTAATTGAACTAATACACGATCTCCGGCTACTTCAACACCCGGATCAATAATTGGAAAACATTCCAATTCTGTTCTAGTATCTGGTTCGTCTTTTTGATTTATATCAAATGCTGCCATCCGGCAACCTCCTATGATCTTTACAGATCCTCTTCATCATCCTCCGAAAGTACATTTTCAATAATCGAAAGGGTTTCGGATAGCCCCTCACGTTTACCTACAAATCTTTGATAAGAATCAAAGCTATGTATATTCACTCCCGATGCAATTGCTTCGGCAAGTTCTTTTTCTGCGATCTTAATTCTATTCAGAATTTCGCTTAATAAATCAACCATTGGATTCCATCCAAATTGCTACAGCTTTTATTTGGGCTGTGTTAAAATTACTTTTTATTCTATTTGCTAAATGGGAAATCCAATACACATTTCCCTCTACATAACCCAATTCTGGAATAAACTTATCCATTGTTGGACTATTATCTTTATTTCCTGTTTTACCTTTTGATTCACACCAAGAAAGTGGGATATTTAAAACTGGGCATATATCAGGTGCAATTGACAAAACATACTCATATGTAACATCAAATGGTATATTATTGGCTTTTGCTTTTGATTTTCTATTGGCAAATATCGTTTTTACATGCGAATCTTTGGAAAGCATTCGCTTGGCATTCTTTTTTGTCCAAGGTTTCATTTCTAACTCCAGTAAGTTAAATAGGTAGAAGGTTAGTTCTTGTACTGGCAAGAACGGCATCCGTCGATGCTTTTCCCTTCTTATACATATTAATGCAAAGGGAGCGGAAAATCCGCCCTAAGCATTAGTAGAAATTTCCGCCGCCGATTTCGTTCAGATTCTTATCTGGACCAACTTTAGAAGGTTTGGCCATCTTAGCTTGCGCTGCGCCAATCTTCCAGTTGTTGTCGCGGTGTGAGCCAGAATTACCAGCGTCTAAATTTTTGTCTTCTGGGCCGCCGCCGGAGCTTTGTTTGCCCATTTGCTTGTAGGTTTGACGAAAACCTAATTCATCTTTTGCCATTATTGTTCCTCAGTGGGTGGTTGTGGTGCTGCTTGTTGTTCCGGGGCTTGTGACTGTAATGCTTGGTTTTGCGCCTGGAATGCTTGTTGCTGCAATTGTTGCTCATGTTGCTGTTGAGCTAATGCGGCTTGTTGTTGTGCTTTTGCCTGCTGTGCTACTTGATCTGCCTGTGATTGGAAATTCTGCTGCTGTACTGCTAGACCATGTTGACGGATGTCCTGATCGGATGCTTTAATAGCCTCCATGGCAGACATGTTCTGTTCGTGGTCAAGCTGAGCCTGCTGCTGATCCATTTGTGCACCGGCCGTAATGGCTGCGACACGTTCTTTTGCTGCATTATTAATATTTGCCATCGCGATATCGGTAGCATTACGCTGGTTGTCGATATTGGTCTGGGTTGAATACTTAGCTTGCAACTCGGCCACTTTCTGCTGCAGTTCTGCAACCTTGAGTTGGTAGCTTTGTTGTGCTTGTTGTAAGTCAGATTGAATCTTAACTTGGAACTCTTGTGTCTTACGTTCTGTCTCAGCCATCGATGTTTTGATAATTGCAGCAGAAGTAGGATCATTCATAGCAACTTGCTGCATCTGAGCTTGTTGTGCTTGTTGTACTTTCATTGCCAAGGCCTGGATTTGTTGTACATAACCAGACAAGTTCATCTTAGCATCTTCATCAACCATCTGCGATGCCAGGGCCAACGCTTGTTGTGCCTCGATATCCAATGGTTTTTCTGTGTGCAATTCAAGTACATCGTGGCCGCCAGAAGCCTGGGCCACATAAGCGCGCATCGATTGTAAATAATGCAGTGTCAAGTGTTGCTTGATGTGCTCAAGTGCATGAGGAGCAAATACAGGACCAATGACAGGGTTGCCGCCATAGGCTGGATTTTCTGCGTATTCTAAGTGAACCTTGATGTGAGCAATGTGGTCTTGATCTGGGTATGCTGCTGCAGGACGACCCATGGTCATTGAAACGTTTTCTAGTGCTGGGTTAGATTCATGCGCGCCCATTGGGTTTGGCAGGATCTCTTCAATTGCTGGAACTTTTAACTGTCCAAGTACACGGCGATAAACAGAACGCATATCAAACATGCCAGGGGGCGCGGATGACGCCATCTGCAACAGTGCTTGGTTTTGTGCTAAGCGTTGTGTCTCAGAGAAAATATTAGGATCGGATACTGGGCGTACATCAGAGTTATACGCAAAGTCACGAACTTTAATCTCTTCGCCAGACTGGTTGTCCATCTCATCTAAGTACCAATGATTGATACGTGAGACGATCATTAAAGATTTAGCCTGGCTGCGGTGCAGACGGGCGTGAATGCTTGAGAATACTTTAGCGCCTTGTTCGATCAGCGCTTGCGCCGTGCCGACAGGCATGTTGTTGTTTGCTTCGCCAATCTTTTCTTCGGCTGTAGTAACAACACCTTTAGCGGCATCAGTCAACCAACCAAGCAGATTAAACAGCACAGAAGATGGCTGGTTAAATGGCATTGGCATCGCAATCTTGCGAACGTCATCAACGCCAGGGGCTCCCTCAATCTCAATAACTTGAGTTGGCTCTATTCGGTCAGACTGTCCTCCAATGCGTCCACCCTTGAGTTTAAGCATTGTCTGGCTGTTGTTGATGTGAGCAGCATCAAGTAAAGCGCGCAGAGCCCCGGTAAGAGCAGCAGAAAGGCCACCAATAAGATGAGGCAATCCAATAGCGTAAGCTCCACGCCAGGGAATAAATTTGAACTCGACATACCAGTCCATCTTTTTAAGTTTGTCATCGCCAGCTTCCCAGTTGCGGTAGAGTGCTAATACTTTGCTTGTTGTCTCATCAATTGTGAGAATGTATGGTGCACGTTTACCATCAGTTTCTGGATCATCATCTAGGCGAATAAAACAAGTAATTTCGTAGATACGACGCAAGCCATCAATATTTTTAGAAGGCATATCCTTGCCTTCGATCTTATTGTTTGCTTTTTCAGATTGGGTCTGATCGTTTAATGGTGCATCAGAAGAATATTCACTATCGATATCACGATAGATTCCAGCTTCAACACGTTGTAAGAACACATCTTCTGTGATGTCTTGTACTTCAGTTACGCGTCCTGCTGTGTAGAAATTGGTAGAGGCCCAAGGTAACAAGATATTATCGATTGGCACCCATTCGCATGTTGGGCGACGCTGTTCTGCGTCATAGCGCCATTTAAGGAACTGAGAACCACCGAGCGGTAACTGGGTAAGTAACTGCTCCATCTCGTCACGGAACTCTGGTACTTGTTCTGTGAGCTGCCAGTTCATAAAGTTTACTTTACGTTCAGCAATCTCTTCTTTGACGCGATCTGCAGTGCCCTTGATGTTTGACTTAACAATTCCATCGGGTGGCAATAATTCTTTGGATGAAGACGCAGCGAAATCTACGCAGGCCTCAGCCATAACTGGGTGAACGACTTTGGAAGCTCCGTCGAACGTGGCTCCTCCAGGCGCGTCCTTACCTAAACCGGTACGGCGTAATCCTTCTTCGTACTGCTTGTCTCGTTGTTCTCTAGACTCACGATCAACGTCGATATAGTCCAGGTACTCAACTGCCAACATCTGCAAAACATCTTCATCAAAGACTTCTGCCAGGTTAGCATAAAATTCTGGGTTTTGTTGTGGGCTTTCTTTTGGTGTAAAATTTACCACAACGGAGCCATCATCAAGTTCAATGACTTCTTGCTCTACTTCATCTGGGTCTAAACCCAACGCATCTTCATAGGCGTCCATTTCCATTTCTTGGTCTTGCGCCTCATGGATGTCCTCTTCCCGGTCTAATCCGGGGAGATTACTACCAGCTTGGATTGGTAATTGTGGGTTTTGGGCCATAGATTATTTTAACTTAAGAATTTGGTGACAGCTTGGCTGTCCTATTAATATTAATGCAATAATAACGGGCAATCCGCCCTATTGCGCGTATGGGTTGACAAACTTGCGTGAATAGTCATCATCAGCATAGTCATAATTGCGTGCTGGT